CATCAGCTGTAATCTTTTGCTCGGGATCCTCGCTTGAAAGTTGATCATATAGGTCTGGATAGTCAGCAAATACCTGGTCAATTTCATCGTATGTTCTAGGATCAATAGCGGAGGCACTGTCATCTATGCTTTCTCTCGAGCGACGTAGCGCGACTTTCTCAGAGGCAATTGCAGTCTTGACATCCTTCTCTTCTATAGGCTTAGAGAATGTGAACGAGCTTAAGTTAAAACGAGCAACACTTAAAAGGTAGTCTGCAGAAAGTGTTTTACCTTCTTCTATCTTTGACATAAGCATTTTTGTACGCTTGTCTGGGTCAAAGACGGTATTGTTCTTATCCTCAAACACATACGCGAATTTCTTGTCATCTGCAACGACTGAAAATGCATGTTGACCTGTTACAAGATCATAAGCGCGCATAACCTTTACCATTGTTATCCCCAATATCCTAGTCGTAGAGCTCCCTTAAGCGAGTCATATTCGCCGTTGCCAGGAGTTATAAGACGGTTTAGTCTTTCTGTAATTGCATCCTTAAACGCATCGTATGTTCCCCACTTTGCGATGATTGCATCCATCTCAAAGCCTTTAGGTTTATACAATGGGTTGTCTAAGTTTGTTGTGATATTCTTAATTTCATTTTCATACATTCTAAAGACATCATTGCTACCAATGCGGTCAATGAGTTGAGGCATAACGATTGAGTAAACGTCTGCCTCCATAAATCCACCCATGTCCAAGAACTCTTCTACGTTAGTTGACGAGTCTTTTGGAATAACGCCAACTGTATTGTCAATCGGGAACAGGCGAACTTTCCCTGTGACCTTGTTGTAGGCTGCCATCCAGTTTCCGTTGTGACGGTCTTGGTTGTTACCAAGCATGTCAAAGAGTGACATACGAATTACATCCTCTGGTGCAGCAAGGTAGTCGAGAAGATTATCAGTAGGAATTGTTACCTTGCGTCCATTTGCATCTACTATTCCTCTTCTTGAAAGTGACCAACCATTAACAGGTTCACCTGCAAGAGGAATTCCTGAGCCTGCGCGACTCATGACAATTAAATTCTTTTCATTCTTTCCAACAAGGACATTATGTAGTCCAACAACGCCTGCTGCGTTAAGAATTGTTGTCGCCTCGAGCTCGGTGATGCCACCTGCAACATCTGAGAAGCGCGCGGCAAACTCTTCGTTCTTTACATAGAAAACTTGGCCGCTTGGCTTATGTGTAACTTCAAAGGTCATGTTCACACCAGACTCGTCCATAGAAAGACGACGAGCGCTAAAACCCGCGCTGGTTAGCGCCTCTGACTGAGATTCAAAGTCATCAATTGACAAGGTAGAAAGAATCTCTGCAACATTTAGCGGATCTGTGTATTGGTAGTCTGCGCGATACTCAGCATTTAGTGCAGTACGTAGTCTAAAGGCGTCTTCAAGAGGAAGCTGTCGTTCACTGCTTCCTGCCATTATTTGGTTGCTAACATAGCGACCAAGAGCTGACTTAGCGTCTGGTGCAAGGAAGGCAAGTGAGCGGTTATTACGTAGGACATCGCGAATCTCGTCAACGTATGGCGCGATATCTTTGTCGCTCTTAAAGTCGTCTGTAGCAACAACTCCCTGGAACTCTGGAGATACGTTTGGAAGATTTTGATTTCCGACTACACGACGTTCTGCGTTTTTGATTTGTGTGTAGTTTGCCGCCTGTCGCTGCTCTCTTGCTCCAGGGTTAAGACGCTTGACGCCGTGCCAGCTTAACTGAGTCATTACACGTTTTCCAAGCCAGTCTTCTGCACCTGGATACCAACCAACAAGTGCGTACTCTAAAGGTGTTGGAGCTTTTGCTAGGTCGTACCCTCCGCCAGGCTTCTTTGACGCATCAAGTTTTCTTTGAATTGCAGCAACCTGCTCTTCTTCTTGCTTGTTTTTAACTGCACGCTTAAACGATGACATCGGAGCATTTGGACTATCAAACGCAGGATCCCAATCAAAACCGTTAAGCGCCCAAACAAATCCACCTTGATATTGTCCGCCTCCAGCTGCATAAACGTGCACCTCGTCAATATCATTTGCGATGTACCAGTTTTCTGCGTAGCGATTAAAAGCTGTAGCAAAACCTTTCTTTTTTCCTTTTGCATTAAGCGCAAGGAAGTTATTCTTTACGTAAACCTTTGAGCTCTTTATGTTTTCATTGTCATCAAGCTTTACATCCTGCGTAATTGTGCGTAAGCTGTTTCCAATTGCGTTACCAGAAACATCACGGATGTTCATGGTAAGTTCTACCTCATAGTTAAACTTTCCGCTTTGAATATCCTCGGCTGATGCAGTTTTCCAAGGAGTAACAGCGTTGGTTGCAGTAATAGTTATTCTTGTAGGATCAATAGTGTAAAACTCTCCACCAAACGAGATTCCTTCACGTGCACCGTACACGTCTCCAAGCATTTTAATAAGATCGTTATTTGCGGCTGCCTTGAGATCTCTATTTTCTGCTGTATTGTCAATGAGCAAATACTCTTTAAGTTTATCCTCAAAAGCTTTTCTTGTTACACGCTCGCGAGCGGCCTTTGCGATTTCTGCGTCACGATCTCCCCATGCAGCATAGTCAGCTTGCTTAGCGTCTTCGTTTGTAAGACCGTTAAGGAAGGCAGGACGGTTACTCTCATCGTTTACTCCTTGTGTTTCGCCTGAGCGACCAACACGTGGCGCAGGAACTCCAGGAGCTTCTAATCTTCTTCTAACATTATCTTCTGCAACAGGAGCTTCCGCAACAGTAGGCGCGACTCCATCTGCGTTAGAAATAGCGCGTACCTTTGCAGCCGCACGTACCGCTGTTGTTCCATCATCAAATTTAATACGTAGATACTCTGGGTCGTTTTGGATTGCAACAACTGTTCCAAGTTTTCCGTCCTTGGTTGCCTTAACACGTGAACCCTTGCCAACAATAGTTCCACCGGCAACTATTGTTGTGTTATTTGGAGAGTATCCTGCTTCTCTTGGACCTGGGTATGGAATAGCTGGTGTTGGTGCAGCGGGTGCAGGTGTTGGTGCTGCCTCCTCGCGACCAATAATCTTGTCTGCAAGAGAACGGCGCTGGTCTGACGTAAACAACTTCCATCCGGCCTGTCCTGCACCGCGTGGATCTGTTAGCCATTCCTCAGTTGTGTTTGCCTCAACAATAGTTTGATCTGCGCGCGCAACATAAAGTGTGTCCCAGGCGTCCTTAAATACAATTGACCCATCATCTGGCAGATACGCAATAAAATCTGCATCAACAAGCATGTCGCGGTCATACCAGTCCTTCAATATGTTAATTGATCCATCAAAAGGAATCTGGTCAAACGAAGGTTCACTCTCTTCTGGTGTAGGCGCAGGAGCAGGCTCCTCGGCAACTACTTCCTCTGGCTCATTTTCAAAGTCAATAGACTCAGCGCGAATACGCTCTAATACGTCGTTTGTATTAACACCTTGTAGCTGAAGTGCGTCGCGGATTGCTTCAGCGGGAACCTCGTACATGCCTTCATTAAGAGGAACGTCTGAGTTGTAGATGAGATAGACACTTCCCGATCCGTCAGTTATAGCTGTCTCAAATTGTTCGAGCAGATCAGCCTCTGCAAAATTGCGTGCAATATACGCAGGGTCATCGGTGAAACCAAACTCGTCTGGCTCCTCACGCATTGGAGGATACGGGTTGGTATCAATATCGTAGTAATCAGGGTTATCAAAGTTAACAGGAATATTGTGAAGAAGTTCTCCAGGTAGTGGAGCTTCTTCTTCTTCAGCTCCGTCAATTGGGCTAGCTCCCTTTTGTTCTAATTCCTCAGGAGTAGATACATCTTTTATTTGTCGAATTTCTTGGAAAATGTCATCAATTAGCTGAGCGTCCTCTGCGTCAGGCACTCCGCCTGCCGCGTCGTGTAACTTGTTTAGGTTGTTACGATTTCCGTTGACTGCATCGTACGCATTTGCAATGACGCGGTTTGGATCTCCTCCAGCTAGGAATACAGCGTTGTACAGCGCTTCAGCGGGTACAAACTCTGAGCCCTTATTAAATTCTAACTGTCCTGCGCCGGTTCCGTTTGCGCGGCCTGCTTGCGGAGCTGGCGTATCTATAACGTCGTCAACTTCTTCTAGATCAAGTGATTCGTCATCTTCGCCGATGCTAGAGTCAACGATCTGCGCAATTACGCTGTTATCCTTGTCGCCAATAAGAGCCTGCGTTAGAGCGGCAGTGAGTTCAGGTAACGCGTATTTAGTGGCAAGACGCTCTGGGTCATCTGTAAAGTCAGTTGATTCCTCATCAATGCGACCTTCTGGTTCGTAATCAACAGTGCGTAGTCTAAATGCGCCTTCAGGTGTGTCAAATTCTTCAAATAGTTTTGGAGAAGTCGGAGTGACGTCGCTCGGAGTCTTTGCTACAACTTCATTATCACCCTTAGGAGCTTCTGGAGCTTCCTGCGGAACAACACCGCGTTCTCTCTCGCTTGCATCAATTAAGTCAATTCCTTGCATCGCGATAGCTTTTGCCTTATTAGCTCTTTCACCTTTTGGAAAATCTTCAGCGTCAAGCGCACTGATAAAAGTTTTAAGATCGTCCTGGGCAAGCTTTCTATCGTTAGGCTCTGCCTTTCTTAGCTTCTCCATTGCCTCCCACAGAATTGCCTTTGCGTCTGTAACAGCGGGAGAGTCGTCCTCACGGGAAAGCAGAGTAATACTGTTAAGAGCTTCTTGTAGGTAGTTTCTAACTTCCTCGTTGTCACGTTCGTAGCGTGGCATAACGCCTCCGCCAATTCCGTCAAGCTCTGCCTTTATACGTTTGGCGTTGCGGTCCTTACCTAAAAGGTCTGACTCAACAAAGTTCTTTATCCAAACCTTATCTTGGTTGTTCCACTTAAATCCAAGTTGCTTTATTCTTTTGCGATTTTCATATGTGTTTCCGTCTAACGTTACACGTACGCCATTAGTTTCGCCAAAGCGCCCTGGAAATACTTGAACGCGTTGACGTACATCCTCTACTGAATACTCAACACCATTTGGCAGCGTTCCAGATTTTTCAACACCCTCTGGGATAAGAGTTCGCGCCGCGCTTGGTGCAGCAGGCGTTTCGCTTGGCGCAGCAGGCTGTAATGTGCGTCCACGTGCTTCTTCCTCTGCCTTAATCCAGTTTGGAATGTCAGCCTCTGCTGCGTCCCATGACTCATATGGCTTTCCATTAGCGTAAAGCTTTCCGTCATTTGTGTAGCTTGCATTTGCAACTACTGGATTTCCGTTGTCGTCCGCGTATGTACGTTCATACTCTAAGTATGGAAGTCCTTCTTCTCCAAAAGCACGAGGTGCGCCTATTGCTCTACGCTCAACTGGCATAAGAGCACCTGGCTTAACAACACCTTTCCAACCTTCAGGAAGCTTATTACCTTTTTCGTCAACTCCGCTATTTGCAATTTCCTCAAGACGATCAAACTCTTCATTATACTTGCTGCGATTTTCAAGACGAGCCTTGACTTGCTCGTCGTCACCTGCAGCAGTGCCTTGGCCTTTTGCCTCGTCATATGATGCTTGATCTGCTGTTGCAAGATCGTTAATGCCAGCCCAGTTAGCGGCATCTCCAACCTTGTCGCCAAGAGACCCATCTTCTTTTTGACGCCATAGTGTGTATTCGCCATCTCCGTATTTAACAGTGTAGTCATCGTCAGACGTGAATGTTTCGTCGTCCTTCTTAGTCCAGCCTGTAGGTGCATCCTGACGTGTAGCCAAAATATCAGCCTGCGAAGGGACGCCTAAAACAGACTGACGTGTGACAATACCTGGTTCGATGCCAGCCTTTTCTAAAGCTTCAGTTGGAATACGTGCGGAGAATGTTTCTGTGTTTCCAGGTTGAACTGCGTAGATTCCGTCTGGCAGATTTGCATCTCCTGAAACTTGAATAAGACCTGCAGGGCGTGGATTTTCTCCAGCTTGTGGAATGTTTACACCGACGTATACTCCAGATGCCGAGGCAACATTTCCATTAGGCATACGGAAGCGGAAGTTTGCACCACGTCCCATTTCAACCCAGCGGCCTTTACGGTCACGCCACTGTAAGGCAACACGAGCACGACGGGCTGCACTTGAGTTTCCGCCACTAAATGAAAAGGCTGCAACTAACGCTGGTACCGAGTCAATCTTAAAAAATGCTGGAATGTTAGCAGATTTTGCAACACTGAGACGAGTAAACGCATGCTGGCGCTCTAGTGATCCAGGTTCTAGCGAGTGAGCTGCAGCAACGAGAGGCTTGATGCTAGTATGAATTGAAGAATCTGACGCTAGCCACTGTGCGTATCTTTCGCGAACAATCTCTGACGTCGCAGACAGATTCTTAAGCGACTTAGGGTGGCCAACAGGCAAAAGATCTGTATTAACACTGTATTCGTGTGCCTTATGGGTATCCTGATGTGCGGTAATAAACTTTGCAACCTCACGCAAAACGCCAAGGTCCTTAGATTCTCCTGATAAAGCGGAGAGTTCTCTTTGTGCGCGGTTCATAACTGTCAACGCAGCACGTGGAACAACGTGGCGCTCTACTGGAGCATTACTGTTAGCTTCTTGAACAAGAGAAAGCACCTGGCTGCTAAGAGACTTCTTCTTACGTCCTTTTTTAGGCACGCCGCATTTATTGGCGAGGTTGCTAACAATGTCCTGGTACATTTAGTTATTCACTAACCTTCTTACGTTTTTTTGGTAGAAGATCTGCGTCCTTTGATCCATACAACTTAGTTGCAAGCTCGTAAGCGCGATTAAACGGAACGTCTCCGTCGCGAACACCGCGTAACCATGCACCGCGTAGTGCTGGAATCACGTCGTAGCCGAGACCTGAGTACTCTGCCATCGAGAAGATAGCATGCTCGGGTGAGCCGTACTCGTCTGCGCTCTTGAGCGCAACCTGTAGAAGTTCATGCTGAATAAGTGAAGCCTCTGCCTTAGATGATTTTGGATGTGCCTTCGGTAAAAGATCATTGTCCTGCTTGTAATTTGGATTTGCAGGAGATCCAGAGCGCAACAGCTTTAAGAACGCGTTAACGCGAGCCATTGCCCACTGGTCACGAGTCTTACCTGGGCGGTGACTTGATGAAAACGCGCCTGAGCCTCTTCGATATACTGCCTTAAGCATTGGCAATGTTGCCTTGCGTCCTGCCTTTGCGTTTTTGTTGTGCTCTTCTACTTTATTGCGAAGAGAGTTTTCGATTTTTTGTGAGAAGACGATTTTCTTTCCGCCAGCAGCAGATCCTTTAGGATTTTTCTTTGAGCCGTAGATGCGGTCCTTCTTTGGAGCCTTACGTGACGCAGCTGCGGTAACAACACCATCTGGAATAAGCGCAAAGCGGCAGTAGCCTTCTGGCTCTACTTCGTGATCTAGGATCTTACACTCAGTTCCGCCAACATAAAGAATACAGTTAGCGCACTTAACGCCAATCTCCTTGTTCTCGTTCTCTGCAGCAGATTCGTATCCTGCCCAAACACCCGAGTCATCGGAGTCAAACTTGCCGTGCTTTTGAGTAATTTCAATAAGCGCGTCTGCAAGGTCCTGCTCTTCTTGAACAATTATACCTGCTGCAGCTAGCGCGTCCTGTTGCTGAGCGTAGAATACTTCATAAGCATCGTTGTCAGCCTCATCTTCATTGTAAAGATCTGAGTCAAGCATCATGCGAACATGGCACTGTGGGCAAGGGCAGTTTTCGTCACAGAGACACATTCCGCCTTCACACCCTGGGCATACGCATCCGCTAGATCCGCAAAGAGGGCAACCGTCCTTGTCGTTCATTAGCTGCTCAACAACAGATACGTCACTGTCATCTGCTTCTAAAGGTTGAACAGCGCTATCTTTTCCCAAAGGAGAAGACATTGTTGGTGCAAGGAAAGCTTGAAGCTGCCAGCGCCACTTCTTGTGCATGTCATCGCGTCCTGCAAGGTAGTCTGCAATTCCTTGCTCGTCAAGATCGTTTGCAATCTTAAATGCGTTGTTGATAGATGCAATCATGATGTTGTTTGCAACATAAAGGTCTTTAACCATAAGCATCGGGTCGTTTGCAACGTCTTCATCCTGCATCTGACTCATGTTCATAAAGTCCTGCAGCTGGTATGGTGCGTTTGCGCCCATCTTTCGCATGTTCTCTGCGATTGGATCAAGCTGCGCGTGAATATCCTCGTAGATCTCTTCAAAGAACTCGTGAAACTCCGCGAAGTCTCTTCCCGTTACGTTCCAGTGATGTCCGTGAGCTTTGAAGTATAAAACAACTGCATTGGCAAGATTGTCAGCTAAAGCTTCTACAAGCTCTGGTTTTTCAATAATCATGTTGTGTTCCACGTCGCGCTCCTTCCTTATACCTGTGGTTGTTCTGGTTCTTGTGGAGTTTCAACAGGAGCGGGTCCTGCTGCTTGATCTAAAATTTGCTCAATCTCTGGAGGAACTGGCGCTACTGAGTTTGCCTGCTGTACCTCGCGAACCTTATTCATAACATCGGGAGCGAGAGCGCTAAGCATCTCCTGTGTAAACTCTGGAGAAATAGCACCCTTCTCTACGAGAAGGCGGATAGCAAGTTCCTTTGCGTCTGGTGCGTCTGCCTGCGAGAATCCGTGAGCGCGTCTCCAGGTGTCATACGAAACTGCCATGCGATCAAATCCTGCGTCTGCGTCTGCTGCACGGTCATTGCGTGTTGCAACCTGGCTTGGGTCATACCAGATACAAACACGCTTAACTTCTTCTTCTCTAAAGCCTGCAGCAATAAGAGCTGGGCGAAGATACATGACTGTCAATGCGTCAACAATTGTGAGCATCATTGGCTCAATGTGTGCCTTATAGAGTGCCTCATCAATTTGTAGCGCGTTCGAGTAT